ATTAAGATTACACGATGTATCAGCTGGGTCAAATTTGTATAGAACTTCTTTTACATATTTAGTAAAATTTTCTTTATTCATTATTTCACATCCTGTGGCAAACGAAGTTTTGTTGAATCTACGAACATATGGCACCCATCTTTTGCGAAGCCAATACGAACAGTCTTTGGTAAACCTTTGAATGTACCTCTATCTTCCCAGCTTTCATCACGCATCCATTTTGATTTTGTAAAGTTATGAGCTCGAGAACTCCATCCACAAGCACGAGAAAATACTGCTCCATCTTCTCGTATAGCGTACTCAACACCTGTATTACGACCAGTTGTGTAGTAACCAATTGAGCGGATTTTTGAAATTGCCATGGTAAGTCTCCTTAGACCGTTATTCCATTTGATAGTACTATTATATCCAAAGATTCTACAAATGTAAATAGTTTTTTTCATATTTTTTTCATATTTTTTGAAAAATTCAAATCTTTTTCCCTGTCCCATCGGTGTATAAATAAAACTATAAAAAACATTAGGAGACATTATGGCAGTTGTATCACACGTTGGTTTGAACAGAACGGTTGCAAACCTTGCCGAACGCGACGCAATATTAATCAAGCCGAATGGGCTCAAAGTTACAGTTCTTGATACCACAGGAGACCCAGTCGCTGGGAGTGGTGTTGGTACATACGAATGGGTTCAAGGTTCAGCATCTTGGTTATTAACAGCAGACGATGATGCCGTTACGTTTACGGCTTCACTTAAATCACAACTTGAATCATTATCAGCTTCATCAGTTACATCAGTTGCAGGTAAAACCGGTATAGTTACTTTACAAGCTTCTGACTTAACCGATTATGCAACAGTTATCGGAAGCGTAACTGATTTCGAGTCATCACTATAGGTGTCATTTGAGTAAGTTAGAACAAGTATTCACAGAATCTATAATTACCCATCTTAAAAATAACAAAGACGATATAACACCAGAGCTGTTGGCTGAAATTCGTTCATTTGGAAATAAGGGTAAGCAGATAGCATTAGACATCCTTGATATAGATAAGGATGAAGAGCAGTATTATCTTGATGCTTTTGGAAATCGTATATCGTTTAACGGCAACAGACGATTAAAGAAATCATTTACAAAATTACCTATTGCAGATATTCATAAGTACGAGATTGCTAAATGCGCTGAAGATATTCATTACTTCAAAGATAACTACGTAAAAATTAAAACAAAATCCGGAGTGAACTTCCCAGATCTTCGTGTTTATCAAGATGAATTTATTAACAGCATTATCCCGGATGAGAATGAAGATAACATCGGTTTAATGGGAAGACAATCTGGTAAGTCAATCTCAACTGCGATTTATCTTTCACATCAATTTAACTTTGGTAAAGATATCAACATTGGTATCGTTGCAAACAAAGGCCCAATGGCGAGGGAATTCTTGGCAAATGCTAAGAATATTATTATTGAACTTCCTATATGGATGCAACAAGGCGTAAATGTATGGAATAAAGGTAGCATTGAAAACGAATCAAAAATGCGTATCCTAACAGATGTACCATCATCTGATTCATTCCGTGGTTTTACAATTGCTATCCTAGTCGTTGATGAATGCGCCTTTATTAAGAGTACAATCTGGGATGAATTCTCTGACTCAATTTTCCCGTCACAATCAGGTCTTGCATGGAAGAAAAATATCATACTTAGTACAGCCAATGGTATGAACCATTTCTATCAGATGGTTAAGGGAGCAAGAGATGGTTCAAATGGTATGAACATCTATGAAGTTAATTGGAGAGACGTTCCAAGATATAATCCTGATGGTTCTCAAATGTCTCCAGAAGAATTCCAACAAAAGATTATTGCTAAGCACGGTATCGTTTACTTTAACCAAAATTATGCTAACGAATTCCTAGGAAGCTCTCATACACTAATCAGCAGTGCTAAATTAAGCGAAATGAAGGCTGCCGAAATCGAAGAAATTAGAGATGGTAAACTCAAGATTTATGAATACCCTATCAAAGGTCATAGATATATAATGACTGTTGATCCAGCGAAAGATGGGACTGACGCATTTGCCGTTCAGATAGTTGATATCACCGATTTCAGATTTAGACAAGTAGCATCTGCCCAACTCCAAATAGATTACCTATTGATGCCAGAATTCATTAACGAATGGGCAGAATTTTACAATTTCCCATATCTTATCATTGAGAATAATGAAGGCGCTGGACAGTCTATTGCCGACCAAATGTATAATGATTACGAATATGATAACCTACATTTTGATAGGAACTCGGAAAGTAACTCGACAAACTTAACTAAGTCAAGAAAGAAATATCCTGGCTTTAGAACAACATCCAAAACAAGAAAACAAATTCTTCAAACATTGAAATTGTTTATAGAAAATGATAAACTTGTCATAAACGATAAAGCAACTATAAACGAATTTTATCAATTCATTCTTATCAATAACAAATATCAGGCAGATGATGGTGCTCACGATGATATGATCATGTCATTAGCATTAACATTCGTACCATTTACAAACACTAAAAACTTTGAAGATATGAAGAAACTCGTATCTGCGCTTTATTCTGATGGTGAAGATTTAGATGATTCAGAAAAAGTTAACTTTGGCGAAATGCTTACAATTGGTAGTTTCGACGATGGGTCAGACGAAAACTATGATACCCCATATTCACAACAAACGTGGAACGGATATGTTATTGAAGATGGTGGGTTTGAATAATTATTTTTCTTGTAAGTATTTAAGATAATAAAAATTTCTGACAAGGACGTCTAACTTAGAGTCATTGATTTGTTTAATATCAATGCCTTCTTCTTTATACTTGTTAATGATCTTCCAACCTGGCCACTTTGGGAATTCCTTCCTTGAAATCCCACGAAAGTTGTAATAAAGTTTATCTGTCTTTTCCAAGCATTTAATATAATATTCTTCGAACAAATTTAACCCCTTTTTGGTTATATTTATTTCTAATCCTATAACCAAATTAAGCCTTTCTACGAAGTTTAACTTTATGTTTACCAGATTTAATAGCTTCACGCCTTGATTTTTGGTAAGCAGCAATCTTCTGTTTATTAGCTTTATAATAACGCTTTCTTGCAGCCTTATTCATCCTAGCCGCTTTCTTACGAGTAGCTTTCTGCTGACGAAGTTTAGTTCCACTAAGAGACATGAACTTACGCTTTTTGCGGTTCATATTAGATGTGCTCATCCTACGAGTAACACCCTCTTCAAGGTCAAGCTCTTCTGGTTGAAGCATATCTAAAACATCTTCGTAAAAGTCTTCGCCAAGCTCTAATATCATTTGCTTGACTTCTGTAATACAAAAATCTGGTTCTTCACCTTCCTCATCAGACCAAGGTTCACCCTCAAAGAATTCTTCAAATAAGTACTCACCGAACTCTTCAATCTCATCCTCGCTCATAGTATCAAGGATATCATAAATTTGGTTAAGAATATCACTCTCTCCCAAATAATCTTTAAATTTTCCCATTTTAATTACCTATATGTATTTCTGAAATTTCTTACGTCTTCATTATTATGATAATCAACACCCAGAGCCATCTCTGTATCCGGTGTCTTCACGATCAATACATCCTCATTTACATCGTAAATATAGAAGTAATCAATTGAGTTTATTTCATTCATAAGACTATAAACGCTTTGGAAGGATTCGATATTAGTATTACTATGATCATAGAAATCATTAAACTTTATCTCATCATCAAAAATAAATTTAATACCATCATAAGATTGGCTTAGAATGATTTTAGAAATAAATTCATTTTTCTTATTCTTAAGATATTGAATAATACTTAGCCCAGTGTATTCAAATTCACCATCTTTATCAACTATGTTATAGATGACTTGATTTGAAAAAGCTACACCTACAAAGGCTGAACTTTCAGATTCATATAAGTCTTGCATACCGATCCTTTTACGTTGTTTTATATATTTATAACTTACATTTTCAGGTAATTACAGACCAAGATCTGCGTATAAGGCATCCAAATCATTGTTAAAGGGATCTTTACTCGCTTTATCTGATTCAATTACTTTGTTAATATCATCGTGCAAAATATCTTTTACTTCTTTGTTAGCGAATGTTTCAGCATCTTCTTGCTTCTTAGCAGTAATAATTCCGAAGTCACTATCAACAGTATTTGTTTTATCAAGTCCTAGTGTATCAGTAATATCGATATCAGTGCCAGCATTTTGGATTAGCATATCTGAAAAGCGCATGTGCTCGTAATCGATGTTCATTAGCCATGTATCAGTGCGACCAGCAAAGCGGTTCTTAGTAATTTTACAAACGATTTCTTTCTTTTCCTTCATCTCTTCATTCTGAAGGAGGAACATCATAAAGTCAGCAGTCATTACTGTACCCATCGAATCGGATACATTTGAGTTATCGGCTTCATCAATATTATTAGTCGCTGAATTGTGAGTAAGAATGCCATCGGCATAAAATAAATGGTTTCCGGAAACATCAAAATCAATCAGTTCCATTTCACCAATTTCTTCAATAGAAACAATTTCATCATTAAATTCAATATCAGAATATTGCTCTAGATGTTCATTATGATCAAGTAATTCTGTAAATTCTTCAAATGTAAGTAATCGCTCATTATCTAACTTTCTTGATACTTGTGAGCTAAGGAAATCCTTTTCCTCGTACGTTAATTCTATATTACGGTACTTGCAATATTCATCTATTTTTTTAATTAGATAATCTTTTTCTAAATACATTTTTCATCCTTCATTTTGCATTAATAACAGAATAACACTTATCTTGCTTGATTGAATTTTCTGAATGTGTTAACATCTGTAGATTGTTTATATTACCAATAATTTTATAACAAATATTGTTAATAAACCCATATTTTATCGAAATAATATGGTCAATCGCATATGTGTTTTCGTCACGTTGATGTCCTCTTTTGTCGAAATTTTTTAATGTTTCCAATGGTTGTTTTAGCGTTTCGCGGTGGACTTTAATTCTATACAATTCAAAGTCAGACAATTGGTCTAAAGGTACCCAATTGCCTAGTTCCTCTTGCATTTTTCTATATTCATTATACGCGGGTGTGTCTGCCACCCAAATTGAATTGAGTTTTGAAGATTCACTATTCTTTTTATTTCTAGCATAGTAACGTTCTTCCCCATCTTTTTCACCATACAACGATATATAATAATGCAAAGTATTTTTATTTTTCAGTTTGTATTGCGTTTCTTCATATCGTTTCGTTCCTTCCAATATACCATATAAATCAATCATTCTTTCTAAAGTAAAGTTCCCTTTATTACGTTCACAAAAATCTTCATATCGTTTAGTTCCTTCTTCTATACCATACACGCGTATATAATTATCCAATGAACCTGCTTTTTTGTGATTTGCTTCGTTATATCGTTTAGTTCCTTCTTCTTTACCATATTTTTTTATGAATGTTTCAATTGACCCACTAGTTTTATTTGTTTTCTCTTTAAAAAAGTGTTCCCATTGATCACCATACGAAGCTTTAAAAAATTCGATAGATGATGAATCTTTTGTATTTTTTGATCTAAATTCTTTTAAAATGTAATATTGTTTTATAGAAAAATCAATATTTTTATCTACCATATTATAATAGTATTCAATGACTTTTCTGTTTTTGTTTATTATAAACTCATATATTAATTCATAAATATCGGTACAATATATGTCATATGTTTCAGAAAATATTTTTATATTTTCATCAGTTATTCCTTCACGTTTGATTTTACAATTTAAGCTATACTTATTCATATAGTTATCTCTCAGTGTTAAGCATTTCAAAGATAACAGATTTAACGAATTCTTCAGTATCAGATTGTTTTGGCGTACCAAACATATCGTTTATTGTTTGTAAGTATAACTCTTCTTGTTTTTCTAATTGAATTTTAGCATTTCTTTTTTCTTGTAAACGATCACATTCGTAGATAATAAAATCATTAACGATGTCGTTAATATATTCATATTTCGTTATTCTATTATTGTATTCATCGAACGTAATGTCTTCGTTGGAAATATATTTTACAGCATTTTTATATTCTAAATATGCATTATTTAAAATACCCGCATCAATATTATTACTAGATAATATCTTTTTAAACTCATTAAACTTCTTTTTCTTATCTTTTCTGAAATCTACCAGTTCTCTTTGCATTTCGAAAATACGTTTAATGTAACATTTTATAGATTCACAATTGTCTTCATAATGTCTAATGAATGACCGTTCCAAATTTGATAGAATAAGTTCAAACGTATCGTTAGTTTGTTTTTCTAAAGACACAAGAGTCATTTTCTTCATTAAAGTAATTGCGTGATCAATACGTGTCTTCGACACGTTTTTTAATTTACGTAGATTCTTAATTAACTCCTTCTTCTCATTATTCTGAATAGACTTAAACTTAAATAATGCATCTTCTTGTTCTTTTCTTAATTCAAAATATTTACGTTCTAAAGTATAGTTTTCCATTTTTATCTCCTTTTTATTTTATTTATATAGAAACCTTTAAAAAACTATACTTTTTTATAAATTATTTTCATTTATTGTAAATAAAATTCTCCAACGCTTCTAAAGTTTTGAACCTAATAAATTTTACTGTTTCTAATGTTATTGGGTCAGAATAGTAAACAATAAGTTCTTCTCTATCAATATAGATATTTAAGTGTTCATGCATAATTTAATACCTTTTCTTAAACCAACATTAACAGTCATAGTGCCATACTTTGTTGGAAACTTGTGATTACCGGAACAAATAAATGTTTTACCAGATTTAGTAGTAATTTTATATGCTTTTTGCTTCTCTTGAGCATAAACATTAGTTACCGTATTAAACCCATCATTTGATTTAACTTTGTCGCCAATCTTTATATCTTTGGCTAAAACAGTACCATTGACGGTTTCAATCGAAGAATTTGGGTCAAAGCAACGATTCAACTGCGAAGCAGATACGATAGGAATACCCATTTTCTTAGCGCTTGCGCGAGTTTCTTCAGCAATAGATTTAATGTAAGAATACAAACCAGCACTTGGTGAAACAAGATCTGATTTCATAATACCAACATAATCCACAAATACAATATCGAATTCTATGTTTTTCTCAATTTTGTACGATTCAACAAGTTGTTCCAACATAAGAGGAGAAAACGAACCAGCTGGGTAATCCTTTACAAAAAACTTACCACAATTACCTTCTGACTTCATACGATTATAAGCAGATAGAACCATATCTTTAGTAACGATTGGGCGGTCAAGTTTATCTAATTCACCTTGAGTTTTGTTCAAATCTAACAATGAATTGATCGGCAAATCCATAGCGTTAGCATGAACACGTTTCATAATTTCTTTATCAGCCATCTCCAACGATACGAGAAGAATATTTTTATTTTTCTTAATCATACCAGAGATAAGGTCGGTCATCATTAATGATTTACCAACACCTGATGCAGCAAGGATAATAGACAGAGTACCAGGAAGGAACCCAGGGCCAAGGCGTTTATTTAGTTCTTTATGTTGAGTACGAATGCCCGTTTGGCGTTCAGAGTAGTACTCAATCATTGTGTCGATATCGTCAAAGTCCAAACCAAGATCAGAATCAATACTTACCTTAGCACGCTCATCCATAATTTTTTGAGCTTTAAGTTTAAGTGCGTCATCCTTTTTCATTAAACCATCTGAGCCAATCTGCAATGCCTCCATATACATTGCGTCTTTAACCCAAGAAACGGTTTCGTCAAGCATGAATTCAATATTCTGAACTTCTTCTGTCGTGTTAATATTCTGAAGTGATTTGATTACCTCAGCACGAATCTCAGCATTGCTGACATTCTTAACCTTAGCAACAAGTTCAGTCAAACTTGGGATAGTTCGATAATCGTTGTAGTATTCTTGTACGAGATGGAATAATTCTTGGTTGCCAATATCTGTGAAGTATTTCTTCCTAAGAATTGGCATTGCTTTACCAAAGAATTCACCGTTGTGTGTTATCTTTTTGAGAAGTATTGGTTCGAACTCTTGCATATCTATCCTTTCCTTTAATTTGATAGTATTATATCAACAGATCAATTAAAAAATGGTTGCCATCTATGCGCAATTTGACGAGATAACCGATGTTACCTTTTTGATCTCATCCATAAGATTATCAAAGGAATTATTTGCTACTTTGTATGTGAACGCGTGCAAATGTCCGTAGTTCGTATTACCAGTTAAATCAAAACGAATGCCGTTTAGTTGGTCTTCGGTATATGGGCAGTCTTGGTTAATTCGTACTTTAACGATCCCATAAGAATTAACACCAATGACGAAGTTCTGACCTTTTCGCATTTCGCGGACAAGAATTTGGTTAAACCATTCATCAACAAATGCTACAGTAATTTCATCGGCACGGTGAATTAGTTTACGCTGCTCAAAACCTTCTATACATGCGTTGTATTGTGCCCTAATAGACTCAACACTTTGCATAAAGTCCTTAGGTAATTTATATTCATTTTCTACGATTTTATCAAGAAGATTGACAGTACCATTTGCCCAAAAGTATTCATTCAGATCCTGTGCAATATCGAAGAATTCTGATTTGTCTTGCCAGATATCGTAGACGTCAATTAGGAAAGTAAGTTTATCAAGATTAGAATTCATACCTTTATTTCCAAGGTATTCGTTGCACAATAGAGTTGCGCATTTGGATTTATCGTACACAACCTTCATCTTTGGAAACTCATCCCAGAATCCTTCCGGATACATATGATGGTCAATATGAGTGATATGATCAAACGCATCGTATAGTTTCTTTAATGCATCTCTCTTATCTGAAAATGCCACATCTGGTATAATAATGTGAGTATTACCATTCTGCTCTTTATGATGCAGAATATCATCAACTATCTCATTGATGTTAGCATAATTTGTGTGGAAATATTTCTTGTTAATGTTAGGCCATTTGAACTCAATGTTAAGCATACAACCTAACGCGTCCAAATCATTATGTGTAAATACGATCAATTCGTTGCTCATGTCTATCCTTTCAATGTACCATCCGCCCATTTCTGAGCGGAGATTTCAATATTTAAACTTACCCTTTAAGTACAGTATACGCGCGGCAAATATCTGCAATTTGGTCGTTGGTTAGTTTGTATGTGAAGTTTTCCCATGAACAGTATGGAGCATTATTTTTCCAACATTTGTTACGCTTAAGAGCTTTAGCAAATCCATGTGATAGTCGATTTTTGTTAAGCAACCATTCAGCTTCAATCATAATGCGGTCAAATTCTTTCCATTCAATAGTCATTTTAGTTACCTTTTTTAAGTTCTTGTTCAGTGTACATTTGTACGATTAAGTTTAGTTCTTCGGAGGAAAGTAGCTCAAGATATTCATTTGCCTTTTCTTTTGAGATTTTGAAGTAATCAGCAATAAATTCAACCTTTTTCAAGGTATCCTGAGATTGTTGCTTTGGATAGGGAATATACTTTACCTTGCCGGCAAAAGCATGTTTAACCATCCAATATTGGTTATCAATTGGAATATCACTATACATATTGATAGCATTTGCCGCAATGATAGTATGAGGATTTCCTGATAACCACTTACAAAAAATAAACGAAGGGATCTTCTGAATATCTTCTGCGGTAGGGGTCTTCTTAGGATCAATTGAAGATGTTAGAGTCTTAAACATTTGAATCCTTTTTCGTTTGTTGAATATTTATTATAACATTATTGTTATTAATTTTTACAATCATTTTATCAATCATAAAAAATATTTAGTACTCTATTGATGGCTTCTCTATCTTTTATAATAGTACTTAGTTCGTGAACGATGTCAGGATTGTCTGACTCTGTTTCTACGCAGAGGCGCTGAACATCCTTGCTATATGCACTAAGCATATTGGATAGCTCATTTACAATTATGTCTTTCTTCTCATCGTCAGTCATTTCAATTTCCATTTTTTGTTCTCTTTATATTATAACACGGATATATTTAAAACAATGTAAAATTATTCGTCTTCTGTATCGATTTGAAATTCTAATTCGTCCATGATATAATCCATCATAGAATGAAATTGATGATACTGACCATCTACTCGTAACATGGTTGCGTAAAGCATATGATATATTAAAGCAAGATCTCTAGTCAACTGC